CGCTTCCTCTCCGTGGTCGAGCGCGCCGCGCGCCGCCTGGAGCTCGGCGACGCCGCGGTGGAGGTGCTGGTCGAGCGAGTGAAGGCTCTCGGGGTCACCGGCCAGGCCGAGAACCTCGCTGCCCTCCACGAGGCCGCCCGGAAGCTCCGAGCCGACGACGACGTGCTGATGGCCGCCTGCATCGCTGCGGCGCGGGACACCCTGGAAGCCGTCGACGCAGACACCGGGCGCTCCGTCAAGCGGTAAGAAAGTTCCAGATACCATTTGATTGCGCACGGCGCCGCGGTGGAAGCAGTCAGGGCATGGTCACGCGCCCCGAAAAGATCGTCGTCGATGTCGGCGGCGCTGCTCGACGGTGCGTCGATTCGCGCTTGACGGTCGTGCGCGAATGCTTGAATGTGAGTGCATGGATTCTCGCGCTGCTCACATTCCGCTCGGGGCGCCCACGGGGCCAGTCATGATTCGTTCTGCTCTTCTCCTCGTGCGGCGCGCCGTCGGTGCAGCGGCGGAGACCGTCGCCGTGGTTCGGGTCGGGCTGGAGAGCGCGTCCGAAGCCATGCGCATCGAACGGGCGCGCATGGAGCAAGGCACACGGGAGCGCACGTCGCCGCCGCATTCGCCCGCCGCGAGTCCGCCGGCCGAGGTGCTGGTGGAGTGCTCGCGCCTGGACCCCGAAGCTCGCGCTCTGGTCATCGCCGCCGCCGCAGTGGCTCACCACGCCGTGCTGGCCCAAGGGCTCGCCGGCCCCGCGGCGCCCGGGTGGTCGGAGCTGACGGAGGGTCAGCAGTGGGCGCTGTCGGAGCAAGCTGCGCGCGTGGAAGCCGGACGGCCGGTGGACATGCCGGGCTGGTCTGACGACCGGCGGATCGCCTTCGGCCTGGCAGTGCGGCAAGTGCTGGCGCGCCACGTGGTCGCGAGGTCGGCGGGCGGCAGCTCGCTGGTGCACTGAGCACCCTTCGCATTGAGGATCCATGGCCGGAGTTCGATCGGTCAACGGGATCAAGCTCGACCCCCCGCTCGCCTACTACTGCCAGGGCCACACGCTGGTCGAGGTGGCGGCGAAGTTCGCGGGCAAGATCAAGGGGTGCTCCAAGGCGAGTCTGGAGCGGCGTTCCTCGCGCGAGGATTGGCCTGGAATCCGCAGCGCCTACGAAGACATCCTCTCGGAAAAGCTGGCGGAAAGGGCCGCCCGCGCAGCATCGCCGGAGCCATCGCCGGCACCCTCAAATGAGGGCGGCAGTGATGGCGCCAGCGGGGCGGATGAGGGTGAGCCGAAGGCTCCGCGGCCGGTGCTGTCGAAGGGCGAAGAGAGCCTCCTTGCCCGCACGGCGCGCATCACGATCGACAAGCTGGCCGAGCAGCAGGCCGAGCAGCACCTGCCCGCGTTCCAATCGCTGGAAGCCACCTGGCAGCAGAGCGCCAGCATCGCGCAGATCTTGTCCGCTCGCGCCGCGCAGATCGCGATGGCGCACAAGTTCGAGACGTACCCCTCTGGAGAGGTCGACGAGGTGACCGGACAACCCGGCTTCGTCGTTCGCACGCCGGATCTGAAGCCGATCGATGTCGGCAAGCTCATCCAGGCCGCCAGCCTCGCGCGGATGGCGCAGGACATCGCGGCCAAGGCGGTGACCGGCAACCCCGCCGAGGTCCTAAAGCAAGCGCAAGCCGCCCTCCGCCGCTCGGACGCGGAGGCGGAGTTCATGGAGCACCGCGTGGCCGGCACGCTGCCGCCCGAGAAGGTGGAGCACCTGTCACCGGACTCGGACGCCTTCACCGAGTTCCTCCGCACGCGCCTCGGTGGCCAAGAGCGGCTTGGAGTCCTGCATGGCCCCCGCCCGCAGCGCCCGGAGGCCGAACCCGATCCCACCGCTGGAGGAGACGACCACCGCCCCAACTAGAAGGGGGCCTGGCGGTGTTCCCGAGGACACCGCGGAGCGCATCGTCGGCTGGCTGGGCCGGTGCTTCCTGCCGTACCAGCTGCGGTGGATCCTCGACGACAACCCCGTCGCGCTGATGCTCAAGGCGCGGCAGATCGGCATCACCGACGCCAGCGCCGGGCGCGCGGTGCTGTGGGGCTTCCTCTACGGGCGCCCGCAGATCTACCTATCTGCCTCGGAGAAGGTGGCGCTCGAGGCAATCGCCCAGGCACGGGCCCACTGCGAGGCGCTGGCGGCGCTCGGCGAGACCCGGGCCACCGACTTCAAGAAGGCCTCGCAGCACGAGATCAGCTGGCACAACGGGGGCTCGATCCATGCGATCAGCTCCAACCCGCGCACCGCCCGCGGCTACCACGGCGATGTCACCCTCGACGAGTTCGCCTTCCACGGAGACCCCCAGGGAACGCTCGACGCGGCGGCGGCCATCGCCACCCGCGGCAACTACCGCATGCGGGTGCTGTCGACCCCGAATGGCGCGGTAGGGAAGTTCTACGACTGGGCGCACGAGCTGGAGCTGGCCCGCGCGGAGGGGCGCCGCTCGAAGATGGCGGCGCCGGTGGTGGAGGGCCGTCCGGTCCCGCCGGACTGGAGCTTCCACCGGGTCACTCTCGACGACGCGATCGCCGAGGGGCTGGTCGTCGACACTGACAAGCTGTGGATGCTGGTCGGCGGCGACGAGCGCATCTTCGCTCAGAACTACCGCTGCGCCTGGCTCTCCGGCGACCTTCAGTACTACCCGACGGGCTGGGTGGAGCGGGCCTGCAACTGGACTGGCGAGATCCCCGACCTTCGCGGCGCCGAGTTCTTCGCCGGCCTCGACGTGGGCCGCGAGAAGGATCTGACCGTCCTCACCGTGATCGCGCTCGTTGGCGGTGTCGCCTTCGTGGTGGCGGTGCTGACGTGCCGGCGCGAAGCCTACCGGACGCAGAAGGAGATGGTGAAGTCGGCCCGGGAGGTCTTCCCCTGGCAGAAGCTCTCCATCGACGCGACGGGGCTCGGCGACGAGCTGGCCGAAGAGCTGGTGCACGGCGACGACTCCGGCTTCGAGGGCTTCGGCGAGGAGGCCGAGGCGCTCGACTTCACGAACAAGCTCAAGGGCGAACTGGCGACGCGGGGGCTGCGCTGGCTCCGTGACAACGCGGTGCGGGCGCCGGCCACGGTGCTCGGCGGCGAGTCGGCCATGCTCCGCGACGAGATGAAGGCCATGCGGCGTCTGGTGAACGGCGCCACGGGCTCGGTGTCGTACGACGTGCCGCGCAACCAGCTCGGCCACTGCGACCGGCTGTGGTCGTTCCTCTTGGCCCTCCGGGGCTGCGGTGAGCCGCCGCCGGCGCGAGGGACCGGGCAGGAGCCCGCGTTCCCGGTTCCCTGATCTTCGAAGAGACCCCCATGGCCGATCTCCTTCCCGTCCTCGGATGGCCGTCGCAGGCGCTGGCACGTCCGGCGCTCGAAGCGACCTCCTTCGACGCGCGCCACAAGGTGCTGGCCGCCGGGCTCGCCGACATCCTCCGCATCTCCCAGGGCAAGGGCATTGCCGCTCCCCAGGTGGGCGTGGCCATGCGCCTCGTGGTGATGGAGATGCCCGGCCGGAGGGCGAAGGGGAAGCCGCAGTACGCCGGCTTCGTGAACCCGAAGATCGTCGAGCAGAGTCCGCTCGAGGAGATCGCCTGCGAGGACTGCCTCTCGCTCCGCACCGTCTCGCACGTGTTCGTGATGCGCCCGTCGTGGGTCGCCGTGGAGGCCTGGAACCTCGACGGCGTGCGGAAGGTGCACCGCGTGGAGGGCGGCGTGGCGGCGATGTTCTGCCACCTCATCGACCACCTCGACGGGAAGTGCATTCCCGACCGCGTCGACGACCTCACGCGCCAGCGCCTGCGGCAGCTCCGCGCGCCGTACGCTGGTGAGCGCTTCCTCTTCACGCCGCCGCCGCCGGTCGTCATCAAGGCCGAAGACTTCACCCCGGAGCAGGAAGCGGCCGAGGAGAAGCAGCTCGTCGAGGACATCGTCGACGCGGCGCTCCCTCGGGTCTGATCCATGCGCTACGACCGCCTGAACCGGAAGAGCCCCGACTTCGACGAGGAGGCGCTGCGCACCTACGCCGACCTCTTCGCCGGGGGCCGGCAGTTCCGGCGGAACATCGAGCACTACCTCATCAAGAACGACCTCGAGCCCGACCCCGTCTTCAAGAAGCGCTGCAAGGCGGCTCACTACATCAACTACGCCGGTCCCATGGCCGGTTTCTTCGCCGCCCGCCTCTTCGAGAGCAAGCCGACGGTGCAGACCGCCGACAAGCGGCCGCTCGACAAGGCGTACTCCGACTTCAAGGAAGACTGCGACGACACCGGCACGGACTTCGAGGTGTTCCTCGGCGAGCGAATCGTCGAGGCGCTCATCAAGCGCACCGTGTTCTGGCGGGTGGACTTCGGCGGAATCCCCGACCCCAAGATGTCGATCGCGGAGGCCGACGAAGCGGGGCTCCGCCGGCCGCGCCTGGTGCACATCCCCGCCGAGCAAATGATCGACTGGCGCGCCGACAAGGTGGGCCGCGACCGCTACAAGTACCGGTGGATCAAGCAGCACGAGAAGGTGTCGGAGCTGGTCGAGTTCGACGACGTCACGCCGACGGTCACCGAGACCTGGACCGTATATCGGGACGACGGCTCCATCCGGCGCTGGCAGATCGTCTACCTCGACGACAAGGACCACCGCCCCAAGGACGACTCCGACATCCCGGAGGTGACCGAGGGGCTGCCGGTCAACCCGTCGGGCGAGCTTCCCATCGTCGCGCTTCGCCTGCCCGATCACCTGTACCTGGCCGAGCACGTCGCCGACGCGCAGCTGGAGCACTTCCGCACGAGCTGCGCGGAGAGCTGGGCCATCTCGCGCTGCGCGTACACCATGCCGTGGTTCACGCTGGCGAACGCGAAGAAGCCGCCGGTGATGGGCTCTGGCTACTACGGGATCCTCGGCTTCACGAGGGGCGGTGCGCCGGAGACCATCCAGTGGCCGGGGCCCTCCGCGGTGCCCTTCGAGGTGCTGGCGAGGAAGACCGAGAACCTCAAGGACGAGATCCACCGCGTGGCGCACCAGATGGCCCGCGGCGTCAACAACAACGCCGTCGCCCTCGGCCGCTCCGCCCTCTCGAAGCAGACCGACAACGCGGCCACGGACACGGTGCTGACCGAGCTCGGCCGCTTCGTGCGCCGGGCCATCGAGGACACCTTCGAGCTGATCGGCGACGGCCGCGGCGAGGACCTCGAGTTCCACATCGGCGGGATGGACCGCTACCAGACGCCGGACCCGGCGGGGCTGTCGGCCGCGGCGCTCCTGGTGGCCCAGAACCCCGACATGGCCTCGCCGACCGGGCGCCGCCAGCTCGCGCGCCGCCAGTGGCGGGAGTACCTGCCCGACCTCGACGAGCCGACGCTCCAGACGATCTACGACGAGAACGACCGGCTCATCACTGAGACGAAGCCGCCGTTTCCGCCACCAGCTGCGCCGCCGGGTGCTCCGCCGCCCAGTGCGCCACCGAAGGCCACGCCATGAGCAAGCTCTACCAGCCCGTCGGGGTCCTCATCCCGGTCCGCTCCGGCATCGGTAACATCGCGACGGCCTACACCGACGCCCAGGCCTCCGACGAGTTCGGGCGACCCGAGTCCCCCTTCGTGATGCTGGCGATCAAGATGGTGGCTCCGGCCGGCTCCAACTGCACCAGCTTCGACTTCCGGCTCCTGTCCCGGCCGCTCGACAACACGCTCGCCGTGCTGCCGGCCGCAGGGCAGGGGGGCTTCCTGGTGCCCACCTTCGACGCCGAGGCCACCAACAACCCTCCGACGCTCGTCACCACCTTCAACGTCGCCATCGTGGCCACCGAGACGAAGTGGGTGCTGCGGCGAGTGCCCGAGAGCCACGCGCCCGGCCACGGCCGCCTCATCCTGCAGCACAAGATGAACGGTGGAGCGGTCAAGGCAGGCGACGCACTGACGGTCTTCATCACGCACTGAACCACCGGGCGCCGCGGCCCACGTCGCCGGTGCTCTCCGACCACGTCCACGAACCACGAACCCGCTCCGGCCAGGCGCTGGGGCGTGAAGGGGAATGCCCATGCCGACCGCCTCCGCTACCGACTTCGCCGCCGCCCAGGCCACGGGCGCCGTCGGCGCGCTGCCCTCCACCGCCTTCACCCTCTTCGAGGACTTCGCCCTCGCGCCGTCGGGCACCATCCCGCCGCCCTGGACGATCCAGGACACGAGCGCCGCCGGGACGCCCACGAAGGACTACGTCGCCGACGCGGCGGGCGGCGTCCATCACTGCCTGATGGCGGCCACCAACGAGGCCGAGGTGGTGGGCTACCACCACGGCGACCAGCGGATGATCGACATCACCAAGGCGCCGATCATCGAGTTCCGGGTCAAGTTCAAGGGCACCGCGGCGGCCGTCTTCGCCGCCGGCGAGCGCTGGGTCGTGGGCCTCGCCTCCGACTACAACGCCACCTTCGACTCGACGACCACGCTGGCGTGGTTCCGTCACGAGGGCGCGGGCTCCGGCCGGGCGATCGTGATCGAGGGCGACGACGGGACGACCGACACCGACGACCAGGCGTGCGTCCCGGCGACCTCGTGGGCGGAGGACACCTTCCTCCTGCTCAAGATCGACTGCACCACCCTCTCCGCCGTCAAGTTCTACATCAACGGCGTCTACGTCGGCAGCGTGTCGATGCCGCTCGCGACCGGCACCGTGCAGCCGGTGGCGCTGATGCAGAAGGACTCGGGCACCACCACCCCCGACATCTTCATCGACTACTGCGACATCAACGCCGGCCGCTAGGCCGGGCTCCTCCGTGGCACACCTCGGATCGAAGAAGCGGCAGCTCGCCCGCGACAAGCGAGCACAGAAGTCCACCGGCTCCCGCCCGCGTCTCCCCGACGCGGTGAGGGCGGCGGCCAGCCTGTCGGGCGGCGTCTACTGCACCGTCCACGGCACCACCCACTCGGCCCAGGCGGCGACCGAGATGGGGTGCTTCACGTCATAACTCCGCCGTTCCTATGCACCACCTCACGCCGGCGCCAGCACGGGCCGGCGGTTCGCAGCCCTGCGCGCCACACGGCGAGCGCGCGGGGCTGCGTGACATCACCACCGCGCCGGACACGGCTCGACGGGGTCAACGACCTCCCCCGACGAGACGGCAGCACCACGAGGACGGGACGCGCCGCACCAGCGAGCGCAGGAGCACCGCACATGGCCGACGAGCCCAGCTACATCACCCAGGAAGCCCTCAACGCCGCGCTGAAGGAAACCCGCGAGCGCAACGAGGCACGTCTCAAGACGCTCCGCGACGAACTCACCGGCGAGATCGGCAAGGTCTCCGGCGCCGTCCTTGAGAGCCTCAAGACGGGGCTGCCCGAGCTGCTCAAGCCGCTGCTCCCCGCGCCCGTGGAGAAGAAGCAGGGCGAGGGTGAAGGCGCTGGTGGCGAGGGCGATGGTGACAAGCCCAAGGGCCCCTTCGCCGCCCGCATCGCCGAGATGGAGAAGGCGCTGCGCGCCGAGAAGGAGCGCAACGACAAGCTCGCCGCCGAGCGCGACGCCGAGAAGAAGGAGCGCGAGGCCGAGAAAATCCGCATGCGCCAGCAGACTGTCGAGCAGCGCAAGGACTCCGCCCGCTCCAAGATCGTCGCCGCGCTCGCCAGCGACAAGCGCGTGCGCGACTCCGACAAGGCCGAGGCGCTGCTCCTCAAGATGGAGCGTGACGGCAACCTCAAGTTCGACGAGCAGGGCAACGCGGTCATGTCCTTCAAGCGCTCGCGCTTCCAGGGCGAGGCGCCCGAGGCGAAGGACTTCGATCTCGGCCAGGCCGAGAGCCTCGACGCCGCCCTTGACGACTGGGCGCTCACCGAGAACGCCAAGAAGTGGCTGCCGGCCGCCCCGCTCGACAAGAAGCCGCCGACCAACACGCCGCCGCCGCGCCGCCAGCCGAGCCAGCCGCGGGATCGCGCCACCGAGGACCCGCGTCGCTCGGGCGAAGATGTCTCCGAAGACGAGCTGCTCGCGCGCGTCGAGGAGCGTCTCGGCGGTGGCGAGGCTGTCCGCGACCTTCTCACCAACCAGTAACCCGCCGACTGAGACCCTCCGCGCACCTGCGCGGGGCTGGGGCATGTCGGCTTGTGACCCTCGAGCGAGGGAAGGCCCCCGCTCGCCTGAAGAAAGAGGATCCCCATGGCCGAAGTACCCCAGAATCTCGCCGCAGTCACGGCGACCCTGTCGCAGGATTTCCGGCACAAGGTCGTCGCCACCACCAACCGCCGCTCGGTCGCGCTCCGGGTGCTCTCCGTCGAGAGCCAGGGAGGCAAGGCCGTCTACTGGACGTGGGAGGGCACCGGCCAGAACGCCGAGACCTTCGCCGACGGCGCGGCCGTCGCCAACAGCGCCAGCGACACGCAGAACGCCGCGACGCTGCTGTGGAGCCGCTACCGCGCCAACTTCGGCGTGACGGGCGATGCCGCCGACATGGCGGCCACCTCCACCTCGCCGCGCGAGGGGCTGCGCCTCATCGCCAGGAACATGCTCCGCGGCATCCGCGCCATGGCGTCGCTGCTCAACGGCCACCTGTTCTCCGGGGCGCCCGGCGGCAACAACGTGACCGGCATGGACACGGCGTACCGCAACGACAACACCTACGCCACCGTCGACCGCACCAGCGGCGCCAACGCCGGCTTCCGCGGCAACATGATCGACCCCGGCGTCTCGACGCCCCCGACCCAGGACCTCATCCGCAAGGACATCGGCGACACCATCTACTCGAACAGCGACTCCGAGGGCCCCGACGTGGCCTTCTCGAAGCCGAACGTGTTCTACAAGGTGGCGTCGCTGTTCGACGCGCAGCGCCGCTACAACCAGGACACCCTGCTCGCCAACCTGAACAGCGGCCGGCAGATCATCCTCGACGCCAGCGTCGGCGCCATCAACATCGAGGGCTGCACCTTCATCAAGGACAAGGACGCGACGGCGGCGCAGATCTACTACGTCAACACCAACTACGCCCGGGTGCTCCTGCTCCCGCAGGCGCCGCCCTCCGGCATGCCGAACCTCCAGACCGCGCCCGAGGGGCTCAACGACGGCGGGGGCGCGCTGCCCTACCAGCTGCGCGTGAAGGCGCTCCCCGACCTCGGCGACGAGCAGCGCGTCACCATGATCATGAAGCCGTGCTTCCAGGTGGAGTCGCCGATCACCGGCGGCCTGCGCCTGAACGTCGCGGTCACCTGATCCGAGACACCGCACGCGCCGGCGCTGGTTCGCCTCGTCGGCGCCGCGCGTGTGGTGTGCCAGCGTCATCCGTCGCCTCCGACACCTCGCCAGGAGCATCCTCATGAGCACCCAAATCCGCCGCACCGCGCCGGAGATCGACGATCTCGCGGCCGCACTCACCGCCACCCGCAAGAGTGGCATCGGCGCGGGCAGCAAGTTCCACTTCGCCACCGCCGACTTCACCATCGACGCCGCGGCCGCCTCGAGCCTGGGCACCAGCATCACGCTGGCCAACCAGATCAAGCGGGTGCTGGCCGGCAACCTGACCGCCGGGGGCAACTGGATCGGGCACCTGCTCGACACCAACGCCCACACCGCCGCCGACACCACCAACACCACCAGCGCGGCCGACGCCACCTCGCTCGCCACCGGCATCACCCTGGCCAACGAGATGAAGGCCGACTTCAACGCGCACCTCACCCAGTCGGGCGTGCACCCGAACAACGACGGGCTCAACGCCGTCGCCACCGCGGACGCCACCGACCAGAGCAGCCTGAACACGCTGCTCAACGCGCTGAAGGCGGCCATCAACCTGCACATCGGCGATGCCCTCGGCGGCACCGCCCTCCGCGCCATCCCCGCCTAGTCCACGCGCGGCGGTGGGCAAGGTGCTCCCGCCGCGCAGTTCCCCTCTCTCACGGAGAAGCAGCCCATGGGCCTCTACCACAACGCCAACGGTCGCGAGATGAACTTCACGATCGGCGGCAGTCGCTACCGGGTGCCGCCGGATGGCAACGTGAAGATCGATCGCCGGTTCGACTACGTGGTCAAGGAAGCGGGGCTCCAGCTCACCCCGGGCCCGTCTCCCAAGGGAGCGACCGCCCCCGAGGCCATCATTGCCTCGCTCCCGGCCAGGCCCCGCGCCATCACCGATGCGAACGTCGGGCGGCGCCAGCAGCAGGAGGACGAGGGGGAGGGTGACAACAACGAGGATCTCGAAGGCCTGCGCGCGGATGGCACCTTCGCCAATGCCGTCGATGACAGCGCGCTCGGTGGCAGCGCGGGGGACGACGATGCGCCCGAGGCCGGCGCTGCCGTGGTCGACAGCACATTGACCAAGCTCCAGTCCGCGGGGGTCAAGCTCCCGAACCGCCAGCGCCCGCGCTGACCGACGGCTGACCCATGGCCTACGCCTTCACCGAGACCCAGAAGGTCAAACTGCGCGCCTACGCCGGCCGCTCGGAGCTCAATCGCGACCTCGATCCGAAGATGGAGAGCATCATGAATGCGCTCTCCGCCGAGGCCGGGGCCGAGATTGTCGGCATCATGGCGCTGCTGGTGACGGTGGAGACCCGCATCGGCAAGGGGCTGTCGCACCTGGTGGTGAAGGAGGCCGAGGGGGCGGTGTTCGCAGGCGAAGAGGAGATGGAGTCGCTCCGCAAGCACGGCCGCTACCTCATCGGGCGCATCTGCAACATGATGAACATCGTTCCCTACAGGGACTACTTCGACGCCAGCGGCGGTGCTTCCGCCATGGGCGGCCTGATCGAGCTCGGCTGATGGGGTCGGTTCGTGACGAGGTGCTGGGCGCCATCGACTCGGCGCTCGCGGTCCTCGGCACGCCCGACCTCGGCTTCCACCGCTACAGCGTCGTGCTCCGACGCCGCACCTTCTCGGGCGGGGCGCCGGGAAGCGGCACCCAGACGAACGTCGACCTCTCATTGGGGCTCCGCGACGACGACGGTGTGGTGCAGCCGCCGCAGGTGAAGATCGCCAGCGCGCGGATGGAGATCCAGTCCGGCGGCGAGATCCGCCAGGGCGACTTCCTGATCGGCCCGCTCCGGCCGCGCTACGCCGACGACCCCGACGCGCCGACCTTCTACGCCGGCTACTACGGGCAGGCATCCCTGGACGCGCCCACGGGCCTCGCAGTGGCGCCGCAGGGCACCGCCGGCGGCACCACATGGGGCTACCGGGTGATCGCCTTCTACGAGCCCACGAGCTGCTCGGACACCAGCGCGCTCGTGACCACGACGACCGGCAACGCGACGCTCTCGGACGCCAACTTCAACCGGCTCACCTGGTCGGCCGTCTCCGGAGCGACCCTCTACCGGGTCTACCGGGAGAGCCGCACGCTGGCGGTGGCGCCGCTGTCCCTCGGGTTCATCGGGGAGACCTCGGCCACCACCTTCGACGACACCGGACTCGAGGGCGACGGCAACCTCGGGATCCCCCCGGTGCTCTACCTCCAGCAGAGGACGGCCGCCGACGAGGTGTGCCTGATCCTGACGGGGGACGAGGGCGAGCTGGAGTGCACGCTGGTGAAGTACCCCTCCACCGAGAAGCCCTTCAGCTACCGCATCGTCGGGCGGAACATCGCCGGGCCTTCGAGGGGCTGAGGACGATGGCGACGGAGCTTCGGCCGGAGGATGTCGGGCGCACGCTGCGGCTCGATGACCAGCGACGCCGAGAGGAAATGCTCGACGCGCTCTCGGCCGCCGCCGAGGAGTGGGTGGACATCATCACGGCCGGTGCGCCGCGCGACACGGGGGCGCTGGCGCAGTCTGGCCACGTCGACGGCATGGATGTCGTCTTCGATTCGCCGCACGCAAGGGCAGTGGAAGAGGGCGCGCTTCCGCACGTCGTCTCCCTGCATCGCCTGGTCGAATGGGTGGAGCGTCATTCGTCTCTGTTCGACATGGCCGGCGGAGCGGGCGCCGCCTATCGGATCGCCAAGGGCATCCAGGATCGGATCGCCGCCGAGGGCTCCCCGCCGACGTGGTTCATCCGCTCGAAGCTCGACGCGCTGGTGGGCATCGTCGACAGAATGGTGCGTCGACGCCTCGACGCGCTGGAGAGCGGTGTGCGCTGATGTCGACCACCGATCCGCTCTCGGCCGTCCGCGATGCGCTCAAGGGCTACCTGGCGACCTACCTCGCCTCGTCGTTCCCGTCGCTCGTCGTCTCCTCGGGATGGCCGACGCCGGGCAAGAGCCTCGGACCGCAGGCGCTGACGGTGACGCTTCCGATGGCGGTGCCGAGGGTGAGCAGCCACCTGCCCCGCAAGGTCGACTTCGTCCCGATCGACGCGGACACCGGCACCTACACGTACAGCTACGGCCTCGCCGACGTGGGGCTGCAGCTGGACCTGTGGACGCAGCGTGAGTTCGACCGCAATGCCTTGGTGCAGGCCATCCAGGCGGCGCTGAACCGTCCGCCGGCGGCGACGCTCGGGCTGACGGTGCTCCCGGGCGTGGCGCGCCAGCAGGGCGCGGTGCTGCGCGTGCCGGAGTTCTACAACGCACCGGCCTCCTACTTGTTCGACCACTTCCCGAGCGTCACGGAGACCAGCTCCGCGGTGCAGGCGGCGAGCTGGCGCGCAATGTGGACCGGCAACGCCACGCTCTTCCTGCTGAGCCAGGAGGCTGTCGCGATCCTCAAGTCCATCGTCGGCAAGTTCAGCTTCAACGGCGGCGCTCAGTCGAACGTCCCGCTCTCCGAGTAGTCCCTCCGTCCCTCGCGGTGCTCCCGGGCGCCGCTCTTCCATCCGCACAGGAGTTCCACCATGAGCGGCGCGCTCTTCGTCAGCGATCCGGGGTCCATCCAGTCCCCGGGCGTCTATGCAGTCGAGGTCCAGCCCCCGATCCTCATCGAGGGGATCCCGAACGGGAAGATGGGCTTCGTCGGGCAGTTCAACTGGGGCCCGGTGAACACGGTCTATGAGCCGCTCGACACCGCCGACTTCATCATGACCTACGCTCCGCCGGGCTCGGCGCGCACCTCGTCGGGCTACCAGGCGCTGATGCGGCACAAGGGGCTCTCCCTCGCCGTGGTGCGCGTGCTGAAGGGCTCCCCGGTCAAGGCGTCGGTCAGCGTGGCCGGGACCGGCGGCAACGTGGCCGCCACGGCGAAGTACGAGGGCACCGCCGGCAACGCGCTCTACCTCGTCATCGAGGCCTCGAGCGATGGTGTCTCCGGCTCGAAGAAGTTCTCGGTCACCTGGACCGACTCGGTCACCGGCACCTACAGCGAGGTCATCGCCGACAACGTGGCGGCGCCGAACGGCACGCCCGTCACCTTCGACGTCAGCAGCTCGCGCCTGCTCTCCACGTTCTCGATCGACACCGCGACGTCGGCGCTGCCGGCCAACAGCTCCAACGTGTTCTCATCGGGCGCCAACGGCACCACGCTCACGCACACCGAGTACAGCGCCGGCATGGATGCGCTCGACGTCCTCGACGACGTCGCGGTGCTGTTGACCGACGACTGCGGCGACTCGATCCGCGCCGCCGTCAATGGGGACGTCTACACCCACGCCGTGGCCGCCGCGGGGCGCTACCTCGGCGTGGCGCAGGGCGCCAGCGGCAGCAGCTGGGCCACGATCAAGACGGACAAGGCGAGCTACGCCTCGAAGTGGATGCGCTACTCGGCGGGGTGGGTGAACGTCATCGACGACGGTGGCACGACGCGCGTGGTGCCGTGGTCCACCTGGTTCGCCTCGGCGATCATCAACCTGCCGCCCGAGCAGTCCGATGCGTGGTGGAAGGAGAGCGTCACCGACTACTACACGGGGATCAGCTCGATCTACACCACGCAGTTCTCGGCGGGGCAGACGCAGGTGGCCAAGGACGCCATGGCGCTCGGGATCAGCATCCCGATCAAGCTCCCGGGCGGCCGCATCGCGAATCTGCACGACCGCAACGCCTCGCTCACCGTCGCCGACCGCTACACCGTCACCAGCCGCATCCGTCGCTTCCTCGCGCTGTCGCTGACGCAGGGGCTGAGCGAGTTCACCAACGCCCCCAACATCGCCGAGGAGCAGACGGCGCTGGTGACGGCGGTGAAGAACTTCATGGAGGGCCAGGTGTCCGCCGGCCGCGTCACGGCGTATTCGCTCGACGCCACCACGGTCAACACCTCCGTCACCGTGGCCCAGGGCTTCTACTACGTCGCGATCTCGGCCACCACGCCGGCGCCGATGGAGCGCATCGGCCTGCTCATCAAGGCCGGCCCGACGGTCACCGTCACCACGTAATCGCAGCGTCCGCGCAGGGCTGAGCTGACCCATTCCGCTGGCGCCCGGCGCTGGCTCGAGGAGCACCATGGCCGATCCCGATCTCCCGATGAACGGCGCCAACGCCAAGATCGTTCTCTTCTACGGGCAGCAGCGAGTCCCCGGCATCGACGGGTACTGCCAGCGCTGGTCGGTCAAGGAGGTCGCGACGAAGTTCCGCGATCCGATCGTCGGCCGCAAGCGCAAGCGCACCGACAAGAAGGTGGACGGCTACGACGCCGATCTCGACGTCATCTTCGCGACGATGGAGGCGATCAACTTCCTCGTCAGCATCGACACGAAGCGCGAGAACAACGAGCCGCTCAAGGAGCTGGCCATCGGCCTCGAGTTCGCCCAGCGCACGGGCGGCAAGGAGGGCGTCATCCTCGGCAAGGCCACCGCCTCCTGGGACTACGAGAACCCCGGCCAGTCCGATCGGCTCAAGGGCAAGATCTCCATCGAGGCAGAGACGTACAGCGCTCTGGCGCTGTAGAAAGCGACGACCACGTGGCACTCAAGAAGGCAGTCACCGGTGAAGTGCTCGCCTCCGGGCGCGGAGTGAAGTACCGCGCCATCGGCACCATGGCGCTCCTCGAGATCGCCGAGAAGTGGGGCGAGCGCACCGCGCGCGCAGCCAAGGAGATCGTCATCGTCTGCCTGGTGGCGGTGACGCGCGGGCCACTGCCGGCGATCCTGAAGAGCGTCGAGGTGGAGCGTCCGAATCCCGATACGGGGGACATCGAGAAGAAGATCGAAGAGGTGCTCGACGAGGAAGCGATGCTCGCGGCGGCCGACAGCGGCGCAGGCGGGGGCTGGGTGGCGATCACCGAGCAGACGCTGCGCACCTCCGCCCCCGAGAACGAGTTCAGCTTCAATGCCCTCTTCGAGGACGCGCCGGCCGACTTCACGCAGCTGTCGGTGTCCATCGTCGAGGTGTCCGGCCTGGGAAACATGAAGCGCGGCGGACCCACGAAGCGAGTCACCTTCGCCGCGCAGTAGTCGCCCTGGCTCGCTACGGCCGGCAGTCCATCGACGAGGTGCTCGACTGGCCCGCCGACAAGACCATGTACTGGTACCACGCCCTTGCAGACCTGCTCACCGAAGAGCGGGAGGCGCTGGAGGGCAGCATCGTCGTTCCCTCCGAGGACTGACCCATGCCCGACTACGTGGTCAGGACCCGCTACCAGACGTCGGGCCTGCGCGACTCCGCGGGTGACGCCAATGCGGCCTTCGCGGCGTTCGACAAGCTCGGGGGGCTGCTAACTGCCGTGAAGGCGGCGATGCTCGCCGTCGGGAGCGCGCTGGTCTTCGGCAAGGCCACGCACGAGATCATCAGCCTCGGGAGCGCGGCGGAGGACACCCGCATCGCCATCGCCGCGATGATGCAGGCCGGCGGCGCGGCGGGGCTGTCGAACTCCACCGACGACTTCAACAAGGCGCTGGGGATGTCCGACGAGATCATCCTGCGGATGCGCAAGCACGCGCGCGATCTGCCGGGTGAGTTCGAGGACCTCATGCAGGTGTTCCGCGGGGTGATGTCTCCCTCGATGGCGGGCGGCAAGTCCATCGACCAGATCGAGGCCTTCTCCGCGCGCATGATGGCGGTGGCGGCCACCCTCCAGGTGCCGAGTGCCGTGGCCGGGCACGAGCTCGGGGCGATCCTCGGCGGCGCGACCCGCGCGAACATGCCGATCTGGGCACGCCTTCACCCGTTCCTCGACGAGAAGGACGTCAAGAACTGGAAGAACCTCACCGAGGGTGAGCGCTTCGAGAAGATCTTGAAGGCGACGCAGGGCTTCCAGCCGGCGATCGAGAAGTTCGCCTCGACGTGGAGCGCCATCTCGTCGTCGACGAAGGACTACTCGAAGGAGGTGACGCGGGCCTTCGGGGCTCCCATCTTCGACGGGTTCAAGTCGGCGCTGTCGGCCATCAACGACTGGTACTCGCTCCACCGGACCCAGATCCTCGGGCTGGCGGAGCTGATCGGGACCGGCCTGGTGAACGCGGTGAAGCGGGTAGGGGAGGCGGCGCGGAGCGTGGCCGGCTCGCTCGGCGGCGCGGCGCGGCAGCTGTGGGGCCCGACGGGAATCAGCAAGGAGCGGCTGGCGGTCGGCGCTGCCGGCGCCGCGGGTGTGGCCTACGGCGCCCCGGGGCTCGGCTTGGCCGTCGGGAGTCTCATCTCCTTCGCCACGCACACCGACGACGTCATCGTGACGCTGGCGGCGCTGCGGGACATCTTCGACTCCATGGTCGGGCAGCTCCAGACGCTCACGTCCTTCTACACCAGCGTCTCGACCGACATCGGCAACGTGCTCGCCGTGGTGCTCCCGCCGCTGCTCTGGGGGCTGGCCCACGGGCTGCACTTCTTGTTCAACGGCTTCGCGATCTTCGCCAATGGGATCGGCGTCCTGTTCCATGGGCTGGTGCAGACGCTCATGCCGCTGCTCACCATCCTCGGCGGCCTCTTCCGGTCGACGCTGATGGCGGTGGGCACCGTCATGGGAGGGGTGCTGGCGCTGCTGGGCTATTTCATTCAGGCCGTCGCGCCGCTCCTCGAGTTCCTGATCGGCCTCATCGCCACGGTGGTCGGCTGGTTCGCGAAGCTGGCCACCGCCATCGCGGACCTCGTGACCTGGCTCTTCAAGAAGATCCCGGGGCTCGGCAAGGAGAAGGGCGACGAGACGCCAGACCAAGGGCCTCCGCAGCCGACGCTCCTCGACAAGATCGCGGCCGCTCTGCCCAAGATGGCCGACACGGACTCGCAGTTCGCCGACGCGCTGAAGAAGGCGACGCCCGCGAAGGGCAAGCACGAGACGACGAACCACATCACGCAGCACGTGACCCAGCACGTCTCCCAGGCCGACGCCCCCCGGCGCCTCCTGATCGCGACGAAGCGGGTGCTGCAGCAAGCCGTGGAGCACCCCATCGAGGGCGCCTTCTCCTACGGCACGGCGCTCCGGTAGCCGGTGGCCGACCAGATCGTCTTCTACCCGCGCGCGCTGGTGGTGATGGCGGGCGTGGCGCGCGGCGAGGACTTCTCGACCACGATCTCGCCATCGTCGGTGACGATCACGGAGCACCCCGTGACGCACGCCTCGACGGCGCAGGTGACGCTGGAGGGCTCAACGCTTCCGTTCCGCGGGCGCCAGCTCCAGGCGCTCACGGTGGCCATCTACGCTGGGGACGTCGGCTCGAACTCCCCCGACGCATCGCCCATCGACCGCAACAACCCGAAGAAGAACCTCCGCTTCGTGGGCAACGTCGACCGCCGCCGGCGCGAGGAAGGCCAGCGCGGCGCACACGTGACCCTGGAATGCCGGGATCTCTCCGGCCCGCTTCGCGACGAGAAGCCCATCGTCTCGGCCGCCATCCCGCGCTACTCCGACACGGCGCGGTCGGCGCTGGAGCGGATCATCGCCTCGGTCCCCGGGCTCTCGGCGCAGCTGTCGATCCGGGAGACGGAAGCGCTCGACTCGCCGCTGAAGAAGGCCGTCGGGCGCCGCGCAGCGGGGGGCTCCGTCGCGCTGCCCAAGACCACCTCGACGGCGTGGGACGTCTGCGGGATCGTCGGCGACTGCACCGGCACCATCGTTCGCGTCGAGCTTGACGAGCTGGTGGTGGAGCGCCCGGTCGACGCCTTCGGCGAGCCCGGCCAGCCCAACCAGATCCCGGTGGCGGTGACCTTCGCCCTCGGCGGGGACAACGGGAACCTGCTTGAGCTGTCCGACGAGCAGAAGTTCCTCTCCAACCGCCGCGGCCTCCGCCTGGTGTCCTACGACCCGGTGGCGCGCCTCCCGATCGAGGTGCTGGTGCCCGAGGACTCGGCGCTGCCGGTGCGCCGCCTGCCGAAGTCGGTCACGGGGAAGACCACGCGCACGCGGAGCCCCTGGCCGCCGGGGACGCAGCCGGAGCGCGAGACCATCACCGCCTACGGCATCTCGACGACGGAGGGGCTCATCGCCTACGGACAGCGCCTCTACAGCGAGCGGGCGATGGGTGAGACCAGCGTGCAGGCCACCACGCCCTTCATCACCGAGGCGACGATGGCGCTCCGCTCGGGCGACCTGACGGTGCTGCGGATTCGCCCCGACATCGTCTCCGAGCTTCGAGCCCAGCCGACCGAGCAGCGCAGGGTGGACTTCCTGGTGCAGCGCATCGGGTGCTCTCCCGAAGCGGCGCGGATCCTGCTCAAGTCGAACGACGATCCGAGCGGCTACTTCTTCCGGGTGCGCTCGGCGACCAAGCAGTTCCACGCCGTCGGTCAGAACGCCACTGTGGCTGTCGACCTGTACAGCATCTTCGCGATGGAGGCGTAGGTGGCCTCCGAGTTCAACGAGGCGGATCTCCAGCCGTTCATCGAGTCGCTCCGCGCGATGCTGACGGGCGCCTGGGTGCGCAAGGCCGGCGAGTTCCGCGACCTCGGCGAGCTGGTGCTGGCGAAGGTCGGCCGCCCGGATGACGGCCCCGTATGCGAGCTCGACCCCGACGGCACCGACGTCTGGGTGCACTTCCAGGGCGTGCTCGACGATCGACCTGGCACCGGGAAGCTCTTCAGCATCGGCAACTGCTTCTGGCGCCTGCCGGCCAAGGGCTCGATCGTCTTCGTGGCCAAGCCATCGAGCGCGACGCAGATCGGCGGCCTCGACGGGCCCGGCATCCCGTTGGTGTTCTTCGGCGAGGGCGGCCCGGGGGCGCTCCCCGCCAGCCTCGACGACACCAACACGGTGCTCTCCCCGCCGACCGGCGAGCTGCGCCTCGAAAGTCGCGACGACGAGGTGAACCTCACCTCCGACACCGGCAACGGCAAGACCGTCAACGCCAACGGCACCGACTACTCGGGGCTGAAGACGGAGACCTTCGAGAGCCAGCTCTCCACGCTCCTCACCGACATCCTGACGGAGCTGGCCAAGGGTACGAGCGGGTCGCCAGTGGCGCAGCAGCTGGTGGGGATCGCCACCATCACCGCGAAGATCACCGCCTTCGCCGCCAAGCTCGGCAACGGCACCTTCGAGTCGGACAAGTTCAAGCACGGGTGACCCGATGGCGATGAACGGCACCAGTCTCGGCGACGAGATGCTGGCAGCGATTCGCTCGCTGTCGGCCACGGACCAGGCGTCCGCCGCCAAGTGCTTCCAGAAAATGGGCGAGGCCATCGTCGCCCACATCCAGGCCAACGCCACCGTGACGATCCGGGCGGCCGACTCGGGGCTCCAAACCTCGACGGCCATCGGCTTTGCCACATCGGGGCCCGCGGCGAACAAGACGCTCCCGGCCGGCTGCGTCGGATAGCCCATGGCAGAGGATCCCGTCTCGGTCGTCAACGTGTCGGAGCTCAATGTCTCCGACCCGATGAAGCTGCGCCTCGAGGCGGAGGACCTCCCGCACGGCTACCCGCGCGAAATGTCCGCGTGGGAAGAGGGCGGCGAGCAGAAGCTCGGCGACGCCGAAGGGACGCTCCTGCCAGGCCGCCTGTCGCCGATCTTCCAGGTGCTGAACTCGGCATTCCGTCCGCGCGTGCTCCGCGGCGCGTGGCGCGATCACTTCTGGGCGGAGACCGGCCGCGCGAAGCGGATGCGCGACTCGTTCGAGCAGATGCGCCTGCGCGGCAACCTCGTCCTTGTCGACTGGGACCTCGACGGATTCACGGGGCTGCTGAAGGAGACGCGCTTCGGGATCGAGGGGCCCTCCGACATCGTCTACGAGCTGACCTTCCTCGTCGCGACGCCCTTCTTCTTCGAGCAGCAGAGCGCAGCGGCCGACGTACCCTACGAGAACGCCGGCGCCGACCTCGTGGCGCAGCTGCTGGCGGACGCCGAGGCGCTCCGGGCGGAAGAGGCAGCGCTCGCCATGACCGCGACGCTCACGGAGTACCTGGCTCCGAAGTGGGATGGGTTGGTGACGGCGCTGGAGTCTGCACAGGAAGCGGTTACGCTTCTCCAGTCGGGGACCATTGGCGTCGCGCAGCAGGCCCGCAACGCAGTCCAGCGCACACTCGCCGCCGCCTCGGAGGCAAGCGACGCCGCACGCGCATTGTCCGAGGCCTTCAACGGCGCCGAGGTGGGTGCGGCGGTGACCCGCGCGAGCGTCGTCAACCAGGCGCAGTTCGCCGCGCATCAGGCCGACGCAATCGACATGGCGGCCACGATCAGCGACGCCATGCGGTCTGTTCAGCAGCAGGCGCGTTCGGCACTGCGCGAGACCAGCCGGCTCTATCTGGTGCAGGACGGTGACACCCTCGACGGCGTGGCGCTGTCGGTCTACCAGGACCGCTCGCGCGCTCAAGATCTCGGGCTTACTCAGGGCCAGCTCGCCGCCTCGGTGGGCAAGTACATCCGCGTGGCGACGTAGCCCATGGCCACCATCTCGACGATCCGCTCCGAGCAGCCCTACCGAATCACGGCGGGGCTGTCTGCGGCGCCCAGCACGACCCCGACCGACTACACGCTCAGCCGCGAGGACGACGGCGCGTGTTCGATCGACGTCACGCTGGCGTGGGTGCCGACGGGCCAGCCCAACGTCGCCGAGTTGGCGCTCTCAGCGCCGCTCCTCGAGGGCGTGACCTACGTCCTGTCGGTGGCCGGTGCTGGATCTGCCACAGTGCGCTACCAAGCGCCGTCGACCGTGACGCCCCTTGGAACGGATGTCGACGACCCGGAGGCCGAAGCCTATGGTGTCGACCTGGCGTGGCTCTCCGGTGGCCTCGACGCGCGCAATGACATCCCCCGGCGCCGCGGCATCGCCTGTGTTCGACACGACCTCGCCGCCGCCGCAGTGATCGCCCCGGGCGAGCTGTTCCACATGCCCGGGGAGGGAGCTGGCATTCCCCTGGCGGTCAACGGCCCCGGCACCTCTGGCGAAAAGTCCCGCATCGGCGGTGCTCTCCGAAAGCAGTGGAGTCGCGATCGGCGCGTGGTGCAGGGCGGCGTCTCGGTGTCGGTCGACATTGGATCGGATGGCACCGTGTCTGCGCGCGGCGACATCAAGACCAAGGCCGTCGACCGACCGGTGCAGGTGTTCGTTCCAACCGCAGGCCCGAAGATCCTCGGAGCGTAGACCATGGCCGACTTCCCGACCCAAGCGCAGCTCGTGCAGCGCGGGGCCGCGGTGCTTCGCGCCCGGCTCGATCCGAGCGGCCTCGGGCGCGTGAACCTGAACGTCGGCTCCGACCTCAACACGGCGCTCTCCACGCTCGGCGCCATGACGTCGCCTCTCATCGCCCACGTCGCCGAGCGCGTGGCCGCGCGGACCAAGTCGGGCGCTACCGGGCGCGACCTCCAGATCATCGCCCGGGACATCTGGCAGACCGACTACAAGCCGGCCAACAAGGCCACCGGCTACGTCTACCTGAAGCGTGGCGGCAGCTCGGCCACCACCATCCCGAAGGGCTCCAAGTTTGCCGTGCCGGCGACCGACACGAGCGGGCCGGTGTACTTCGAGGCGTCGGCCGACGTCTCTTCGTCGAGCACGAAGGTCGCGGTGGCGATCCGAGCCCTCAGATCCGGCACCGCCGGCAACATCGCCTACGCCTCGCTCACGCAGATCGCCGACAGCTTGCCGGACACCACCTGGTCCATCTTCACCCCGTCGGGCGGAGACCTTGGGCCGGCCGGTGAGACCACGCCAGCAACCATCGGAGGCGGGGCTGCCGTCGAGACCGACGACGAGCTGAAGGCCCGCATCAACTCGGTCAGCTTCATCGCCAGCCGCCAGCGCGGCACCCGCGACGCGATCCTGTTCGGCGCGAAGTCAGTGCCCGGCGTCTACGCCGCTGTGCCGGTGGAGCCAGGTGACGGCTCGGTGCGGCTCTTCGTCGGCGACTCGGCCTATGGGCTCTCGGACGACCTCAAGGCGGCCGTCGAGGATGAGCTGCTCGGATGGCGAGCCTTCGGCGTGCCCTGCTACGTGCTGCCCTTCGCTCTGTCGACGGTCCAGGTCACTGCGACGGTCTACATGCAGCAGGCGCTGTCGAAGTACGACGCGGCCGCGCTGCGCCAGCTGGCGGTGGCGGCGCTCCTGACCTACTTCTCGGTGACCAGGCCGCAGCCCGACGAGTACGTGCTCGATGGGATCCGGGGCGCCATCCGCGATGCAGTGGGCATCGACGACGTGCAGGACGTGACGCTCACGCTGCCGGCGACGAGCATCTATCGGACCGCCTCGAGCGTGTACAGCGGCGTCTCGGCGCTCACTCGCTACGTGACCGACTCCAGTCACATCTCGCTCACCTTCGCTGCCCCGCACACCGCCTGAGGAAGGTGCTCATGTCCGACCCCGTCTTTCCAGCGACGCTCCTCGCGGTCGGCCAGCAGGATCCCGAGTTCGGTGGGCAGCCTGCCACGCGATGGGATGGCGAGGTGCTGGCCTATCAGGATGCCTGTATCCAGGAACTGCAGCGGCAGGCGATCTGGAAGGTCTGGACGCCCTACGAGCAGCGGAAGTTGCGCGTCAAGAGCTCGGGCGTCGCAGGCGACTTCCTCTTCCACTACCTCGCCGGCAGCGGGAACTACCCGCTCCACACCATCGCGAGCCTCACGGCGCTGTCGGTGTCCTACGATCCCGACCTCACCCCGCGTGCGGTGATGCTTGCGGAGGCGTGCTCGGCCGACACCGACGCGCTCTGCATCTTCTGGGGGCCTGGCATCCCGTCGTCGATTCATGGCCTCGGGTCCGGTGCTTCGGGCAAGGTCCGGATCAACGTCACCTCGGGCCGCCTCGAGCGCGCCGATGGCACGGTCGGCGAGATCCTGGTCGGCACCATCACGGCGGCCGGATACGTCTGGCTCGACTACAAGACCGCCTCCGTCGAGTAGCCCATGCGCCTGCCCGGCTCGTCCCACAGCATCACGCTCGACACGGAGGGAGAGGGGCTCCTCGTCGCCGACTCGACCGATCCGCCGGCGGCGTGGTGGGACGACGAGGCGCTGCGCCTCTTCCTCCCCGCGTTCGCCCGCGATGGCGACTCCGAGCTGCGCGACGCGCTGCTCGCAGCCTGGGCTGAGATGGTCGGCATGCTCTGGGCGGCCTCCTCCCGCCTCCTTGATGCGCAGCAGAGCCCGCGCAATGCCTCCGGGGCCTTCCTGGCAGAGCACGGCTCGGAGCAGCACCGGCCGCAGGCCCCCGGGGAGTCCGAGGCAGGCTATCGGCTTCGCCTGCTGACCACGACGGACATCATTTCGCCGAACGCGATCGTCGGAACGGTCGTCGGCGTCTGCGCGCCGCGCGGCATCCCGGTCTACTTCCAGGAGCCGCAGGCCAATGGGTGGTACTGGGCCAGCGACGCCACCACCTGGACGCCGTTCTACTCCGGTGCAGGACGGTGGTGGGGCCTCGACCCGTCGGCGCCGGCCTTCGTTCGCGGCGGGGGCTACTGGATGGGCCCCAACGCGCTCCTTCCGACGCTCTGGATCTTCCTGGGGCAGCGGGTCTCCTTCGAGGAGGAGTCCACGCTCTTCTGCAGTGGTCCCTCCCTCGCTCCGAGCGGCGGGGGCTACTTCATCGGCGGCACGTCCTCCTGGGATTGTTTCCTCGCAACGGCGGCGCCGGTCGACGAGGCCGTGGCCAATGAACTCGATGTGCTGGTCGCAGCTGGCGTCAACTGGACCATCTTCTATGACCCTCTGGCGTAGGGAGACTCAATGAGCGGAACGCAAGGTGTCTTCGCCGAGGGCTACCCCGGCTACTACAGCGACATCCAGCGCGTCGCCGATCAGGCTGCCGCGGCCGCGGACGAGGTGTGGGGCGGGCTGACCCCTCCCGCCTACCTCTGGACCGATTCCTTCGGCAACAGCGGCGGTGAGGCCACCGATCGCACGGTGACTCCGCTGTACGGGGAGTTCGGCACCAACGGGAACGCGCTGCACCAGCTCGTCGTGATCCCCTCGGGGACGCCGGGGAAGCTGACCGTCCGCCCCGTCCGCTTCACCATCGGTCCCGACTCGCTGGAGTATGGATCGTCGGCGCTGGTGGCGACGATGAGCGACTCGATGGACTCGGCGCTGCTCACGGCGAACGGCGCCGGCTCCACTCGCGTCGATCTCCTCTACGCCACGGTCCAGCGCTCGGTGAGCGTCACCGGCTCCCGCCCCATCCGCAACAACAGCGGAATCATCACGCAGTCGGTGACCCTGGCCACCACGCCCAGCGTCACGCTGACGATCCTGCCCGGAACTCCGGGAGCGGGCGTGGCGCCGGCGCTGCCGGCTGACGGCGTCGACTCCTACAACGTCCCCCTCGCGGAGGTCGGGGCTGATCCGGGCTACGCCTCCGGCGATGCCATCATCACCGGCAAGATCCGGCAGGCATGGAGCCGCGGCGGCGTCATGCAGGAGCACATCCGCCCCATCATCGGTGGCGACGGCATCAACTCCCGCACGCTGGTCAGCTCGCGCCTCGGCCCGAAGCTGACGGCCTTCTGCCCGTTCGTCCACAACGCGACGCCGCAGACCGTGACCCTCATCACCTCGCAGATGTACGACATGCGCCAGCGCTGGGTGCGCGTGGTGGGGACCAGGCCAAAGCTCGACACCACCTTCAAGACGGGCGAGGCGGTCACGGCGGCCGGCGCAGACACCGCGCACAACGGCGCGTTCGACAGCCTGTGGTGCCACACCGGCACGGACGGTGCAGTCTTCTTCACCTTGACCCTGGCGAATGCCGGCAACGCCGGCGCGGGCAGCGTGAAGTTCGACCTCTCGGCGGATTCGACCACGGGGGTGCTCAAGGCCGTGGTCACCGGGACGCCCTACAACACCGCCGACAACTGGTGGATCGTGGTGGAGTTCACCGGCTCCTTCAAGCGCCTGATGGTGCCGTAGCTCAGGGGGCTACGGGGCGGAGCTCCATGTGGACCTGGTCCACGGCGAAGGCGATGTTGGCCATCTTCGTGTCTTTGACCGGTAGCGCCTGATCGGTGCCCGCGCTCGCCCTGCATCCGTTGCCGTCTGCGACGGACTGGAACGCGGCCGACACCATGCGCCCCGTCGTGATGAACATCGTGCCCGTGGCGGACTGGCGTAGCGTGCCCTGTGGAAGGGCTGCCCCGCTCACGTAGGCTGCGCCGGTGCAGTTGAGCCCTGCGAATAGGACGCCAGGGACGCTGGGAGCTGCGAAGTCGAGGACGCCGTCGGCCTTCTCGACGTATGCGAGCGACGGACCGAGCCACCGCCCTAGATCCTCGCCGTTGGGACCGATCATGCGGGGCTCCTTCACGGCCCCGATCTTCGCGGTGATCGCCGCTTCGGCTGCGGTGGCGCGGGCGCTCTCCGCCGATAGAGCATCCGCGGTGGCCAGTTTGGCGATGCGCGCCTCGGTGGCCGCAGCAGCAGCTGCGAGCGTGTCGGTGTCGCCACGCTTTCGAGCGGTCACCTCGTCTGCGAACTCACTGGCGGTGACGCTCACCGATCGGCCTTCAAGTGCCGTGACGCGTCCCGCCAGGGGCGTGTAGATGTCGGGCAGGGGGTTGTCATCGGTGCAGCCCGCGGAGGCGAGCAGGAGTAGGGCGATTGCGGCTGTTCTCATGGCTCCACGTCCTTGCATTGATTCCACTGGGTGGACGTCGCCGAGCGCGCGCGTTCCACTGCTTGGCTTGTGCCTGGGTCCAGTAGGGGCTGAATCGGCAGCGCTTCTCGTAGCGCCACCTCCGCGGCTTCATGGGCAGCAACCGCTCGCTCGAGGGCGAGGCCCTGGGCGCTAGCCGCGGCGTCTCGAAATGCCAGCAACTGGCGCAAAAACGCAGACGCCGCGCCGAGGTTCCCTTTGAATGCGGAGCACGGACGCTCTCCATAGACAAAGCAGTCGCCGTTGATGGCGACGTATTGGGCCTTTGCGGTGTCGGTTGCGCTTGACCAGGCGATTCGCGCTTCTAGCTTCGCTCGGTTGCACCGCACCGCGGAGCTCTCGCACCCGGTCGTTGTGGCCAGCGTCAAGATGAATAGACAGAGTCGCACCGCATACCGCCCTTGATGCCGCGTCACGCGACATAGGACCACGCTAAGCCCGAGGAGCTGGCCTGTCAAACGTTCGCGAGAGGCGGATCGGGGTGAGCGGGTCGCAACTACAGCGGGGACGGGAGGCGGGAGTTCCGCTGCTTCGCGGTCGAGCTCGATCCCGAACAGCGCCTCGATCGTGTCGTCGGCCATCGTGGGGGCCACCTTCGAGGCACAGGGCAGGCGCTGTGCAATTTGTGGCGCTGCCGATCCCGGACCGAGGCACTGGCACGTTGATCATGACCACGGCACGAAGCTGATCCGGGGCATTCTCTGTGCGCTCTGCAATCCGCTGCTGGGATATGCGAAGGATGACG